GGGGTACTCTTATTAACCGTTTGGAATCCGAGGAGGGAGTCCATTGGGTAATGGAGGAGAATGGCTAAACTTAGTGAAATATTAGCGGATGTTGAGGGCTATGTTTCGTCTCATTATCCTGATTATATAATGTTTTTGAATAGCAGGTCCTATGAATTTTTAAGTACACCACCGGAGAATAGGGATAATTGGTGGAATTTTTGGTATCCAGCATTGCGGGCTTCGACTCAGTATGTATGCCAAGATATTTGGGATACTGCAGAGCATGATATAGAGATTATTTATTCTGAATATGTCGCTGATATCGTTGTTGATTTGTTTGCACATAGGTTCCCTGATAGCGAAGCTCATTTGAGCAGGCTTTGTACTGATATAGCTAATTCTCGGGTGCGTATAAGGTATGAGGGTGGAAGATATGTAACGGGTGAGAGGTGGTCTCCCGAAGATTGGAGGGAAGGCGAAGAGGAACCAGAACCAGAACCCGAGTCGGATGAAGAAGCAGATTCATTTATTGATGATGTAAGGGAGGCTATTACGCGTGGTGCTGAGCATGCGCGGGATTGGATACGTACACAGGGTGAAAGGATAGGGAATTGGTCCCGTAGCACATATGATACAGTAAGGCGGCGGCTCCGTAACATACGTGAAGGATTAGATGATACGTGGGAGCGCATGACGACATTACCTCATAACTGGCGTGATGCATTGGATAGTGTTGATGAGTTTTTAGATAGTATGTACGATCGTATATCTAGTTGGCATATTGATTGGGGTTCACTTAGTGAATCATTAGATGAAACTAGGGAATTTGCATTAAGGGCGTTGGGTCATTATCATCTCAGTTTTATGCGACGGCCTCATGATTTTATAAATGAGGTATGGGAAGAATATCGTTCATGGGCGCAGGCTAATGGATTGTCACTGGATGTAAGTCATACTAATATACGAAAGTTTCTTGCTTATAAGTGGGGGCTTAAATTTGATCCTAATGATGTGAAGGTAGATGAAGGACGGTTAGTAACAGTTACTATAGGGCGTCGTAAACCAGAAAAGTTTATCAGCATCAGTTTTGGATTTTCAGATGCGTGGAATGTTATCAAGGAAGACGTAAAAGCCATATGGGATGAATTTGCCGAACGTTATGATGTGATAAAAAGTTTCGATTGGAAGCGTTATTTTATGGAGCAGTTGCAGGATATTGTTGATAAATTTGTTGATATAATCAAAGTTGACCCTATTTATTTAGCTTGTTGTCTTCTGGATACAGGGTTAACATTAGAAAAATATTTGGATCCTGCACTATTAGCCGCTATTGGCCGTATTCTCCAGATTTTAACGTATAGTCCATATATAGGTTTGTCTTTTGGTTTTGATCTTATGAAAACGATTAACGAATCGTTAAGTTTTATGATTCGTACAGGATGGGTAATATTTTTGAAATATATGGTGTTTAATGCTGTGTCGGCGGTATGGTATAAGATTGATAAATTTTTATATGAATTGGGGATGTGTATTGTTGATCCTACCCGTTCGAAAACTAAATGGTGTAAAGAATGGATGGCATTTTTAAGATGTGTGCCTTTAATGGATTTTCTGTATTATTTATACAATAAGTTAACAGGCATTAAGGATAGTATTTTGTCATTTTATTTCCAGTTACTTGATGATTTAAGGTTCCGTGAATGGCGGCTTCTTGAAGACATACGTGTCATTTTTGCCAATGCTATCAATATAAATATTATTAATAGGTGGCGTGGGTTCTTCAATAAACTGTTGGCAATTGTTGATGCACTTGCTTTGTGTATATCGTCGGCTGATGTGCAGGATTATAGAGGGAGGTTTAGAGGATATAGAATGCCTATTGTACCAACACCCGGCGGTGAGCCTAGTGATGAAGAACATATTAGTACCTCTGGACATGTACCAGGTCCAGGTGAATCGACGAGCACAGCACGTGAGTTTTACCGCAGGGCTGTAGGCGGTATAGATACCGAAGGTGCTATAGAGGCGGGCGCTTCCATACATGACGTTATTGCTACAGTTGTGCCAAATGAACTATATAGAAGACTTGTGGAATGGTATAATTTTGTGCAAGAACACGTTCATACAGAAAGTAAGGATGAATGTGATCGCCGGTTGATAACCGGCTTGTTTAAGCTAATGGAGGACTTATATGAATAGATTGCTTAAGCAGTTATTGCAGCGTCTTGCAGGCAGGGACTTGAATGCGGAGGCGCTATCTAGTATTACTGCTGAGCTGCCTCGTGCGACGGTGCATACGGTTAAGTATATGGATCCGAACAGAAGTATTATTTATGATGAACCGCCGCGGCCTCGCAACGCTGTTATGATTCATCCACATTTTGATATGCACCAGTTAGCACAAATCTATGATTCTGTAGCGGGCGACCGGCCTATAATAGTTAAATTCAGAGATGATATAACTGTAACAACACATGCTTTTTTATTTTCATGGATGGGTAGTCTGTTTGGTATAAGGGATGAACATCCATATGAGGTTGTTTACCCTGATGATCTAGAAACGATCGTACCTATATCAAGCGATGGGTTTGTGTTTACAGGGACCTTTAGACCTGTAAAAAAGCTTATCCGTCATGCTGTTGATAAGGATTTGGTTATGTTCCGTAGTACATTAGGTGAAACGGTGGTAACAAAAGATCATTCTTTAGTATTTATAGATGGTAGTACTGGTACTGTGGATGATGTTGAAAAGAAGGTGCCCGGTATTGTTGCATATGTAAAAGACGTATCATTTTCTAAGGCAATAACGTACAAGCATTCGACGAGCACATTTTTAGGATTTGCACGCAATAGAGTTGTTGTACATGCACCATCTCTGGCTGAATTTGTGAAGTTTATGATTGTATTATTTGAGCATGGTGATTATGGTGTTTTTCATGACCAGCTGGGATGGCGGCTTCCTGTCTGCCCATTTTTAATAAGGTTAATTGATGATAATAATTATCAGGTTACATATGATGATGAATATGTCTTTGTGCCAAATGATAGTGCATTAGGAGAGGTTCTTTCCTATTTGTTGCCATTTGGGTTAGATGCATTGCCAAGATGGTTCTTTGATGAAAAGTTTATTAATGTTGCTATATCAATCTTTTATAATGAATGGGAGGGGTATTTAAGGAGTCATACACCATTAATTGCATCATATATATCATTTTTATTAAGGTATAAAGGTGTACAATTTGCGTTAAATTATAATGAGAATGGTTATAAATTCATGGATATACGCAATTTTGAGATTCCTATTATTTATTCAGATATACAGGTGTTGCCATATATGAGTGATGATCCATATGTTTATGATGTATCCGTTGAGGGCGAGGTTTTTGTAGATCCTGTTGGATTTTTAACATTACATAATACAGAGGCTATTGTCCGCCGCGGGATTGAGGAGTATGTTATTCGTATCCCATGGCATGAGGTTGAGGTTATTAGTGATAGCATAAAAGCTAAAAATCATTTATTGCGGCGGCTTCAAATTATGAGGCGCCGCTTCGACTGTGACCTATTAGGTGAATTTTCGCAGTCATTTATAAGACAGTTATTGTTATTTGGTAATGTTTTTATCAGGATTGTATATTCACGTGAAACCTATGAAGGCCGCAAGCTGCCACTCTATCCTGAATTGCTCTATCCTCCTGATGTAGCTATAATGTATGATATAAAGAGAGATAAAATTATTGGGTATACATATGATCGTTACGTATTTAAACCTGAACGCATTATTCATGTGACCTTAGCAAAGTTTCCTGGGTATTTTTATGGAAATTCTATCCTATCTGCGACTGTGGAGGATGTTAAGGTTCTCAGGTTATTGGAACAGCAAGCAGAGATTATGTCTGTTTTGTATTCGTCACCACAGATATTTTTGAAGGTTGGTACCCCGACGATACCAGCCGGGCGGCCTCCTAATGATCTTTTAGATAGACCGATGATGATTGATGCATTAACAGAGGAAGATTTAGCACGTGAGGGGCGCCGGCTTGAGGGTTCGGAGCCTCATTCACTAAAAATTATTCCATATTATGATGAGCCTGTAGCTATATCACCAGAGGCACCGATTGATTTGGAGCCGTTCTTGAAGCATTTTAAGAATCGTGTTTATCAAGCGCTTGGGATCGATCCTGTTATATTAGGTGATCCCCAAGGGTCAAATAGAGATACATCTGTTATTGGTGAATCGGCGACAAATAAACGCATTGAATATATAGCACGTCTTTGGCAGAGACACATTAATTTCATTATAAATGATATATTTATGAGTGAGGTACCTTATACAGAGCCCGTTTATGTACATTTACCAAAAATTGATACAACGGATTACATGGCACGTATAAGATTAGGGTTGAACTTGTATCAAAATGGTATAATTACCAATGACGAAATGCGTCGTTTGTATCTTGGTTATGATCCGTTGAGTGATGATGAGCTTGCGAGAACCATTTTTGGTTTAACGGGGCGCTTAGTAATTAACACAAATGAAATTGAGTCTCAGTTAAGCCCCGAGAATCAATATGGGAGGCAGATGGCGCCTCCTAAGGTGAAGAGGAGGTGATATGGCTATAAAATATAGGGATGAAGATGGTAATCTTATTATAGAAGGTGTTGAAATATCACATCCCAATGTAGTTAATGATAATTTTAGGTTCTATGTTAATGCAGCTGAAAAAATAGACACACTTCTAGAGCCGGCTCCTGTGCCAGTGCTTTTATATCATCAGGATCATGTGGATCCGATAGGAGAGGTGAAGGATGCTAAGTTTACTGATTCAGAGTATGTTGAGGGTGCAAAAGCTATTAGTGCTACGCTTGTAATAAAGGATGAGGAGGCGGCTAAAAAGTTTGAAAAAGGTTTATATAAGAGGTTTTCTATTGGGACGAAACCGAAGAAGGTTATCTGCAGCATATGTGGCAAGGAACGTTATGAATGTGAACATATAGTAGGCAAAATTTATGATGGCAAGCTTTGTTATGATAAGGTTTTCATTGATAGATTTCTGGAGGTATCTGTTGTTAATATTGCAGCTGATAAATTTGCTGTATTACATGAGAAGGATGATTTGAAAGATGCTCTTTTTGACGAAATAAATTTAGAATTAGACACGGAGGAAGATATGGCAGATAAGGACAAAACGATTGATACAGATTTCGTTGAATATGCTGAGAGTATTTTAGGGGAGGATCTTAGTGAGGAGGAATTGAATGATCTTGAAACGATTATAGCGGGGCTTGATGAATGTGATGAGTGTGGTGATGAGGATGTTGAGGATAGCGAGACGGAGGATAGGAAGCTTCCTCCTGCAGGATCAAAAGCACGTAAGAAAATGAAGACCACATTCTGCGGCCCTAATAAAACATTTCCTGTCCCTGATTGTAAGCATGGTGCTGTTGCATTGGCGATGCTTAATTGGCCGCGTGTTAAGAAAAAATATAAAGGCCAGATTTCGAAGATACGTGCTTGCATAATGAGAGTTGGCCGCAAGCTTGGCTGCGCGTATGCGAAGAAGAAAAAGGATGAGCTTCAGGCAGCTCTTGATGATCTCAAGCAGATTGTTGATTCTATGAACCAAGCGCCGGCTTCACCCGATATAGATTTCACCCCCATTAATGAGCGTTTTGACCGTATTGAGGAAACGCTGGCTGAATTGGTGGCTCTTATGAAGGATCTTATAAAAGGTATAACGGATAAGATGACAGTACCTGTACCTGTTAAGGAATATGCTGCTGGTGGTAAGCTTCTTGATGAGATCAAGGCATCACTTAGTGAAGCCGTGAAGGAAAATACTGATAAAATATTAGAGTTTTTATCCAAAGCTACATCAGAGACTGATGATACAAAAACCGATGATGAGGTACCTAATAAGGTACTTGATGGCAGTGTGTTTGGGAAAATAAAATCATAATATTATAGGAGGAAACTATGGCAACATTGAGACCTGAAGGATACTATCGTAACATGGCGCTGCGTGACATTCCATGGAAGCATAAGCGGAATGTCGTTCCTTCGATAGGTGTTATAGCAGATACAAGGGCCGTTGGTCCATTTGCGCCACATCCTGATCTACCGACTGCATGGATTAATAAGGTTGATGAGAGACAGTTTGTTATACCAGTAGGTAAGATTGTGTCTGTAGTGCCCATAGATTATTCGACAGCGAAGACACTTGGCAGAACGGATCTTTATACAGAGATGATATATCGTTCTGGAGAGAAGTCTACTTATAAATGGACGATACCTGAATCGGAGCTGGGTTCAACTACATATGCTGATCCCTATTATGGCTATGGTGGAATATTGGGATTTATGATACCATATGGTGCTACACCTAATGGTATTAGTTATAGTCTGACGTATGGTTATAAGATAACTGGTGAAGAGGAGATGCCTTACCATACGGATGATTATAATTATGATAAGATTGTCCCATTTGGATTTGTGATACATGATGTTGAGAGATTTATTGCTGGGGATGATCTGAATTATAGAACACGTCAGGCATATCCTATATGGAGGCATGGGTTGATCACTGTGCCATTTATAAATATCGTAGCACTTCATCATGATTTAGAGGATGTGGAAAATATTGAGCCTTTGGCTAAGTTTATTGCTCATGATCACACTGCACCAATTGTCAGTGAGCCTGCTGCATCAAAGGTATATATGACATATAAATATCTGTCCAGGTATTATACTGCAGCTGTTGGGGTTGAGTATGGTAAAGATGACTATAGTGGGATTACTGAAATCTATACTGGATATGATTTTAATAAAGCGGTGATGGATACTAGATATGTAGGTACTACGTGTCATGGGGATTATCTGATATCAAGTTTACATTTTGGGAGTCAATGGGAGGTTGGTAAAGTTGTACATATAGATTATGAATTCCCCAAGAGTTTTATGGAGATGGTTGATGCCCCGCCAGCCTCAGGTATAGGTACCGCTAATGGTGGCATCCCAGAGATAGTATATCAGTACATGCATGATTTCATTGTAATTTATAATGAACTAGTTGGTACTGATGCTATGAGTCTGAAGCCTGCTGATCTAATAAGCTATATAGATCAGGGATATTTTGGTGCCGCTTATATATTGGTGAATTTCAATAATGCAAGGACAGTAGCATAATTAATTGAAATAAATTTTGGAGGAGGAAAATGGAAATTTTGAAGGATACACTGTATGAGGCGCTTTTGCACAATGGACGCGTTCAGGTAACTGATAAGCTCCGTGAGGAGTTCAAGTCCGAGATACCGGAGATCGCTGAGGCAAGTGAGATACGATTTACGCTTCGGGATGTACTTACTAATAGCATGCTTGCGCCTCTCTTTCCTGAGGTTATAACGGTTATTGTTGAGGACACAATGGAACCGCTGCTTCTTATAACCAAGCTATATGATGTTGTCAGGGGTATACCTAATGCCCTTACAGTGAGAATCCTGCTGCCAACACCAATGCCTGTAGTTAAACTTTCGCCTAATGCTCCCACCCCAAACCTTGGGAATCCGTCGCTTCATGAGATAGGTGGTACTGTATCCATAACTGCAGAGAAATGGGGTGTTATATGGAGTGTTGATGAGCATGTTATTAAGAACAACCAGTGGGATATCCTTAAGATGTCTCTTAGGAATGCTGCTCGAGCGCTTGCTAGACATAAGGAGAAGCAGGCCTATGAGCACATAAGGCATGGTGGGATAATACTATTCTCGAACTGGAGAAAAAATCATGCTGTTTTCAAGAATTTCCTCAGGGGTCGTGATATAAAGTTAAGGCAGAATGGTAGCCTTTCACCTAGGGATTTCTTCCAGGGTTATGCTTACTTCCTGCAGAATGAGTTTATCCCTGATGTTGTTATTATGAACTCATGGTCGTGGCTTGTATTCCTTTATTCACCCCTTACCAGAGAGATTGTTATGAATGGTAATACCATAGCGCCTGACTTCACCAACTTTAACATGAGGGTCCGCAGCAGATGGCGTGAGGTATGGAACTCTCTTGGTAAGAAGGGTATTCTTGGTGGCAACAGCCCTGATGATATATTCGGTAAGATAGGTCTGAGCATTTTTGGGCCGACGAATGCTCCTTGGAGCTGGAATCCACTTGGTGTTGAGGTTTATCATAAGCCTTCTTGGATGCCAGCTGGTATAACATTCCTTATTTCACCGTATGCTGATTGGTCGGCCAATGCAACTGATTACATGAATAAATACTTCAGTGGTTGGGACTTTACAGGGGCTCAGTCGTGGGCAGATACATCAACCCCGAAAGACCCGCTTAATATATTTGCGCACGATGATTCTGGGAATAAGAATGACCCAACGAAAACCAAGGGCTTCGATGAAGATGGCACTGTGGCAACATCACCTAGTGATGCACGTACTTATGCGGATCCAACGCTTAATTTGACCGATATAATCATGGTTGATAGTTCAGAGGTTGGAATTCTTTATCAGTACTCAGATCCAACAACTACTAAGTGGTCCGACCCAATGCTGGATATACAGAATAATAAGATTGCTGAGGAATATGGCTTCGCTGTTAAGTGGGGTGGACGTGCTATTGGTATCTTTGAGGCTGTTGTCATCGATGAGCAGTATACTGCTGAGCTTGTGGCACAGAATGAAATAGCAAAACCGCTGTAATATAGATTAGGCCCGGTCTTCTAGCTCGTTAGACATTGTGATTCTTGTGGCTAGAAGGCCGGGCTTCCTATAGGAGGACTATTGTGTATTGGGTAAAGCTATCAGGGCGCGCACCTGTAGCTACGATAACCTGTGGGCATCGTGTTGCACAGGTATCAGTCCGGTGTCCTATTTTTCCTCTTAAGGGCTTTACACCTCATTGTATAGCTCAGTTTCAGAGGCATGTTGATGTATATATTATAGAGGAAAACTTTCCTATTGATGAGGACCGGAAGGTAGAAATTTTCTCTATGCTTATGGATGGTGATATTGATATCGAACCTTCTGAGGAGGAATTTGTTATGTGGTTAATCTCCAATGGGTTCCAGCCTAAGGGTACTTATCGTAAGGTTATAGTGAAGGAAACAGAGTCAGAGGAGGAGGATGTCGTACCTCCTGAAGTAGGTGAAGAGGATGGTAAGGTTGATGATGCTTCTGTGCAGGAGTCTGATACAGTTGATGAGGTAACTATTGATGAAAAACCTAAATCGGTAGGGAAGAAGAAAGGTGCGCGTCGAAGTAGAACAAACAAGCGTAAACGTAAATGATACGATTATAATTTCATGTGATCAAACACCTGATGTTAATACTGTAAATGAAACGACCGTCCGTCTTTATTATAAAGATTATCCCCTGCCGCCTTCCTATGATTGCAGGGTAAGTGGAAATAATATCGAGGTGATACCGGTTGAGCCATGGTTAGCTGGTTATACAATAATTTTGACTGTAGTTGGAGAGCGATATGGTGTTAAGTCTATTGAAGGGGAGGCCCTTGAGGAACCAGTTTATACATTTGCAATAGCTGTATTACCTGCAGAGGAACCTGGCACGGCGCCTTCATATGAACATGCATTAATTGTAACGGCAACAATACCAGAGGATTATTATACAAATTATACAGACAATCATATTAAGTTTTTCTTCAATGTTCCTATTGATCCAAGTATCGAGGATGCATATGAGGAACATGTTTTTATACATATTAAGCCCGTAATAGTTTTGCCTCCTAATAGTCGTCTGCCGGTGCCACCTCAAGGCTATCTTGCGCCCGAGGCTTATTCTGTTGATGTTGACGGTACTACGATGACTATAACAATAGGTGTGCCTATTTATAATGCTGAGATAAATGTGAAGATTGTTGATATCCATGCATTAGATATAAGCTATGTTCCTATATCGAGCTATGAAATAGTATTTACATATAGGTATTCACCTCTTCTTTACACTCCTGATTATTTTGAGGTTGATCTACCGGATGATGTTATCTATCGGTACATTTTGAGGGCGGAGGCAATAGCTGACACACTTTATCCGGGTATTCTTGATTGGAGTGACCCTGAGTGGTGTGTTGTTATGTTTGTTTATTATATGACGCAGCGGCTTATTTTAGAGCGTCTTTATGGCATATTAGCAATAATGGGTGGTTCATTTAGCAAGAGATTGGGCGATTTGCAGATATCGTATAACATTAGGCCTGATAATGATTTGAATAAGTTGTTAGGTCCTCTTTCTGCGTTGGTGCGTAATAGGTGTGCTAAGGTAGCTTTACATGGTGTCATACCGGGGCGTTTTGTCTATCCAATACCATATCACCGTCCTGATATAGCATGGCGCCGCTTCCCCATATTGAAGGATTATTTTATTGAGGAGCCTACGGTATTTATGGGTGATCGGGCATGGGATTATGGTGTATTTTTCAGGAAGCATATGGATCAATTGGAGACAGGTAGAGAGGTGCTTGGTGAAGAGAATGTATGAGAAAACTACCTTTACTGATCCGATAAATCTGCGTGTTGAGATGGATTTTTTTATGGATGGTGGTGGTGGTATAGGTCCCAAGGGACATTATGTTATTTTACGGCATTATTTAGTCGATCAGAAGTCTGATTATCACTCGCACATAACAGGAGAAGGGCATGGCGGGCCGGCTTACAAATTTGAGGAAGCTTGTATAAAGACACGGCGAGTGCCATTTAGATCGATGCAACAAGAAGCTGACATGACTCAGGTTGGTGAAGTACAGAATTATGATTATATTTACTATTTTAGGTACGATGATGTGCCGTTTGATTTACTTCCGGGGGATCATATTTATGAATTACAACCGCCTTATGATTTAGAGGGTAGTGCGGATGATGAGGAATTACTCAGGGTTCCGCGTTATGCGCGTTACCGTATAGGATTTGTGCATCATTATAGAGAACGTTCGGGGCGTGTTGAATATGTTGCGGCATTAGTTACTTATGACAGTATAAGTAGTGAAGCCCCGCTTATGAAGCAAAATGGCTAATGGTAGTAACACAGCGCAGTTTGTAGATCTTATTTTTGATCCGCGATTTCTTGATGCATTGAAATCTAATGTTATACCGAGGCCGATAAGATATGGTGAGATCTTATCCTTGTCGCAGTTATTTGGTGTTATAAAGCAGGTTATTGAGCATCTGAGGCCACAGTGCAAGGTTTATCCGGCATATGGAAAGCATTTTTTGTATGCTTATGGTCTTGTTGATGATGAACCTGAGGCGGGCTTCAAAATTCCAGATGAAATTATCGGTTATGTATTATATAGTGCAGAGCCTGCGACGATGGGTGGGTCACAACCCGGTTCAAGTCCACAGGTGCGGCGGCCCCGTCCGGTACATAATGCTTTAACCGTAGATGTGGATTATGCTGCACAGTTATATTACTATGCACTTGATGCGTACATTGATTTTTTCTTTTTTGCGAAGGATACACAGAGCATATATGAATTGATGGATTGGTTTCAGGAATTGATGTTTTCGACGCTGTCGCCTTTGTTAAAATATCTAGGTGTAGAGCAGGTTCATTTTGATTCGGCGGGCTTCGATGAATACATGCGTTCTGTTCGACCAGAGGTTGTAATTCCGATAATGAGGTATTATTTTAGGATACAGCGTCTGTATGTTTCGTATCAGAAGATTATCAAAGCAATTTTGTTTAGTCTTATAGAGGAACAATAAATTTAACATAGGGGTGGAAAAATGCCAAGAGATATAAGAGTAAGATTCAGGCCTACGTTGGTTACCCCTCAGATAAGAGGGGGGTTTCCCACGCTGGGTGTTTTGATTATTGGTACGGCGACTGATGGCCCGACAAATGAGCCGGTTATTGTAAGGGGTCTTGAGGAAGCACAAGAGATTTTTGGCAATTTAGGTGAAGGGACTCTTCTGGAGGGTTATCATGAGTTTATTACAGGTGCGTCTCGTGGTGCAGATCTGCGTACTGTTGTGGGGCTTATGAGACTGGATTTTGGTGAGTATGCTAGTGTAGAATTACCAGAACCATCGACAGGTACAGGGCTAAGTGAGCCGATGGGTGCAACGGCGCTTACTATTAGAGCGAGATATAAAGGTGAAATATACAACATGTTTACTATATCGTATAAAGCAGTAGCTGGCGGGTTTGCTGTATCTATAGTTGTACCGGCTGAGAAGGATCCATCGGGAAAAAGCCAGGAATATGTACTTCTGTGTGACCCATCGGGCAGTAATACAGAGCTTATAAATAATCTTACGGAGCTGGCAAATGCTATCAATCACCATCCAGTGCTGGCACGTTGGTTGTATGCAGAGGTGAACCTTCTTGATAGTAGATATTCAGCATTTATATCTAATGGGTTTTATTCGGGAGCTGGTGAGTCATTTAATGCGTGGGGTGTAGGATATAATGATACTGATAAGGTTATAGATTTTGTAAGCCGATTTAGTGGCTCGCCTAGTAGTGATGTATTGGATTCAGGTGGAAGTGATACATTAGGGCAGTATCATCCTTATACGATATTTGGAACGACTCCTGTTAATGTAAGAGCAACATCACTTGATAATATACAAAATATAAGGAATTTTGGAAAGCTGGCATTGTATGACGTATCTGTGGATGCTAATACAAAAATTGCTAATTTAGGTGTCTATCCTCTTATACAGACCAAAGCTGGTGCAACAAAATTTTATCCCATAAGTGCATATAATGATTATGATGATGATGGTATGTATATCGATGTACCTAACTATTTAAGGAACTGGGATACTCCTTCAACGGCTAAATATCTTATACCGGGTAGGTTTCCTGTGTCAGAGGCTGTCTTTTATATGGATGTGATTCTGAACCCCAGCGGGGCTTCAGGGGATGTGAATTATGTTGAAACCAATATGTTCTTGCCTATAGATATTTATGGTGATGATGCCTTAGCTGATCTTATTAATGCATCAAGTGTCAGTGATACGAGACGATTTAGTTATAAATGGATAATACAGACAGAAGCCAAGACAGTTTATGATAGTGGAGCGTCTACTTATACAGGTTGGATGTTACCCCTTTTCCATTCTCCAATGTCATCTGTTGGTGGATTGATACTATTTTATCAAAAAGATAGTTCACCTGTTGATGAACTTGATACAATATTTGGATTATGGAAATATCTCTATTTAGGTGTACCTTCACAGGTAGGTGGATCAGCACCTGATTGGTATTCTACCACGTCAGATGCAGCCACATTAAAACTTATTGATACGGGGGATAGTGAGAAAGTTCATATAGGTTTAGGTCCTGCATCAGCATTCTTCAAGAAGACTGATGTTGTTGCTCATTATGGTAATGAGACATCACCAGATGAAAATTATACTAATGCTATAAATACAGACGTGACAGATTTTGATGGTTCGTATTCAGGTAATGAATTCAAACTATATTATTCAACAGATGGTTCATCTTGGCATGAGATTCCTCTATATTATGAATATGATGGCGAGTATTGTTCAGGCCTCACATTAGAATGGACGTTTAATGGGCAAACAGATTTGGCTGCCTTAACTGATTTGAATACATTCAAGATTAAATTCTTTGATGGGATCACATGGGCTTCAGAAGATGATCCTGAAATTAAGGAAATCCAGTCAAAGTATCCGTTCCTTGAGGTTGCAAAAGATCCCAGTACTGGAGAATATTATCTCGTCATAGCTGCTGGAACAAGAATAAGATTAACAGGTTATACGCCGAAGGTGATGTTGAAGTACCTGCCTTCGAGGGCGGCGCTTAATGACTGGTATGAGTACACCGTCTATCAGGATAGGATTGAGTTCGGTACCCCTTATCCATATACAATTAAATTCAAGGTTCATTATCTCAAGGAATTTGTTGAAAATGTTGACTACATATATGATTCCGCACAAGGAACATTCCAAATGCTCGATGCTGAGCTGATCCCATCTGATAAGCTAACATTGCTGTATATGGATTACCAGTTTGAGCCTGAGTGGTTTGATACATCTCGTATCTATACATTATCAGGTGGTTCATCTGGGTTTGAGAGGGCGCGGCCTCTTGAGTACTATGCGAAGTTCCGTACTGCTCTGCAAGCCATAAATACAGATGATAGATTTGATATTATAGTGCCTAAAGGAGCTTATATAGATACAGTTGATGAGGTATATGATGCGTCTATATCCTCAACGACATACGTTAATGTTGGATATATAGATCTCTTTGATGAATTTACACAGAAGCGTGCTGATGATGGTAACCCAACGATTGTGATTCTGGCGGCAGAACCTTATAAGCCGGAGACGGCTATTGTTGGTTATACCCGTGAAGGTATAGCTAATTGGGTAACAAGGATGACTGATACTACATCAATTGATCCTCGTTCGCCGGCAGGTTTAGTTGCCTCAGTGACTGACAACCCGATGATGTGTGTTACTGTCATGCCTATAGCACTTATAGCACCTGGTGGTACTTATTACATATCAGACGGTGCTGCATTCCTTGCAGGTCTTGCGGCAAGATTCCATTATGTACCACGCACTGCAGCTAATGAAAGTCTGTACAATCTTGCTCTTCCTAATGGGGTCAGACCTGCATTTAGACTGTCGGAATCACAGGTTGATGCATTGCTTAACATGCGTTACATAGTGTTCCATATGGGTCAGGATGGAGCGCCGCGGCTTATGAGAGATACAACACTTGCTCAGCCATTTAGTTCATTAAGTGCGCTGACCCATTTGGCCGTACTATTACGTATTAAGCAGGGATTCATAAGAAGGCTGCGGCCTCATATTGGTAAGATTGTCAATGCTCAGACAAAGATGGAGATTGATGCAGCTATTACATCCGAGCTGGCGCTGTGGCAGAAAAGTGGTATCATACAGCAGGCTATAGTTGATATTGATTGGGCAAGTCTTGATGGTACATTAGGAGTATTACCTGTGCATATTACGATCGTAAGGTCACCCATACTGAAGGGTGTTGAGATAGATATAGTTGTGCGTTAAGTCTGGATCTTGGTCAGGTGGTTGTTGGGGAAGCCCTCCGTTTATCAAAAGCGGGGGGCTTTTTCTTTTGGTATGTTGTCTTGAGATGAAAGATGTGAAGATATACATTGATGATGGTATTTTATATGTGGAGTTTCATGATTTTTATGATCGGGCTGATATATTGATTTATGATGTGAAGGGTCGGCTTATGCATGAGGGTAGGGCGGCCGGCTTAAGCGTCTATACACATGACATATCTCGTTATGCAAGTGGCCCTTACATTATTGTTGTTTTGGTTAATGGAAGAAAGTATAGCAAGGTAGTCACATTGCATTAGTATTAGGAGGTTATTATGGGACTGACATTAAGTTCTAATAAATATGCTAAGACGTTTAATTCCTTTTCAGGTGCTGATATATTCATAATCTTTGAGAACGCTACTGTGGGGACGATAACCCAGCTATCTTGGAATATAACGAGGGAGAAGGCCCCTCTTTATGTCCTTGGTCATGTTGATGCTGTGGGTACATCACGTGGTAAGAGAAGCATTGCGGGTTCGCTTACAGGTCTGATCTTTGACCGTTGGACACTCTTTGATCTGGCATGGGGATCTGACATTACAGGTGAAGGTGGCCGTACCGGTGAGTATGCTGAGTATGCAAGGAAGACAGGTGATATCTTGGTGCCGGGTGATTTGATGTTTGTGGATTATGCTGATATATATGGCACTGATGTAGCACCGGGTACTAGAGCATGGCCTGTAGGTGGTGGCGGGTCTGCTGAGGAAGCATGGAAAAAGATGCTTGGTTGGGAGCCTAGCAGGGTTGTGTATGCTGACCAAATGCTACCATGTGATGTAACGATTGTTGGTATTAATGAGGCAGGTAACTTTATGGTTTCAAGGATTTTTGGTATAGATTTGCTATCAACAGGTGCTGGTATATCAATTGATGATGTAACTATGGAGGAGCAGTATACATGGTTTGCTATGTCAATGCTACCATTTTTACCGAGGTATACAGGCGGTGAAGGTACTGGCTTAGAACTTTATAATCTCCTTAAGGAGTATTGGGGATTGCCGGGTTCAGAGATGGCGTCGTTAAAGTCAGCTATGGAGACAATAGCTAGAGCAAGTCGTTCTGGTTTAGGTACTGGTAGCACTACTGGTGGAACAAGTACTGGAGAAACTAGTACTGGTGGGGGAGGTTGATGAGGTTAGAGGATGCTGAAAGCAAGCAGTATGTATTTAGTTTTAGTGGTGCTGATTATATACCGTTTGCTTTTGTGGGGGGGCGGCTTCGTGCGCTCCCCCTTGTTATGACGATTACGGCTTCTTTCGTTGCTGACCAAGCGCCGGCCTTAACCCTTGGTAGTAAAGTACCATTAACGATACGACCCGGTCATGTTACTGTTGCGGGCTCCATTATAGGTGCTGTGAGTGACGTGCATCCTCTTTTTCCATTGACATCGCTATTTGTTAGAGATGTGCGCTTCGGTACTGATGTTGCGCTAAGGACATATGAATTACCCCTTTTTGATATTATTATTGTTGGTATTAATGAGGTAGGTAGGACAACTGTTGCGAAGGTTTATGGTGCGCGTATTCAGCAGGGAGGATATACATATTCAATCCAAGATCTTTACACAGAGACAACATTTCAATATAGGGCATTGGATATGGATGAACCTCAGGTAGCACCTGTTATGGAAGGTGAGATGATGCATTATATTAATCCAGCCATATTTTTTGACCGGCTTAATAGGATTCCTATCTTAGCGAAGAATAAGGCGGAGGTTGGTGCTGTATTGGGTGTTATTTTAGCATTACGGGCTAAATTGATAGATATATATGATCGTATTGCTAGGGCTCCCGAGCCAGAGGAAAGAGAGAAATGGATTAATGAAGCGTCTAAAGTCCAAGAGGAAATTAGGCGTTATGAAGATGCTTTAAATAAGACATTAAGATTGTATTCTCGTACTGTTATTTCGGGCAACCAATTTGCAGATGCTGTGTTTGGTGATTTAGTGTGGCCTAGAGATTTGCGTTATAAAGAAGTTGAAAAAGATTATATTTACCCGCAACGTTATTATGCATCAGTTGGTGATGTGCAAAAAGTTGGCACATATCAATGGAAGTATGAGCATGAATATGATCCGTGGAATGATTATTTTTATTTTGCTCAAATGTATATTATGTTATGGAATTCATATGTGAAAGGTGATGTACCAATGCATGATTTATATAGAAAGTGTCTCGACTTTCGTGCACGTTTAGTGTCAGCTATGTCAATATATGATGAACATCATGGATTATATGAAAATTTATTGAGGCATTATGATGAATTGATAAAGAGAGTAAGGAAGCGCTTATGATAGTCCGCCGTTTTGTAAATACTAACATATATAAGAATCTACAGGAGAAGCAGGGCATAACAGACAATGATGGTACTGTTTCCTATAAGCCGGCTGAGGAAACGACTTTTGATATACCTTACTTAGAGGATTTTTATACCCCTGCGCTCATTACGCTTTACTTTGATGGCATAAGGATTGCTGAGGCTGTTTTTGTGGAATATGTTTATAATGATCAGAAGATACCTGTTTATGGTTATGGGGATCGTTATGTTCGTGCATTTGAGGAGGGGCATCATTTAATAAGCGGGCGCATGGGGTTTTTGTTTAAGGAGACGGCTTATTTATCGAGTGTTATTGATTTGGTATCAGGAAGCCGGCTTATTACCACACCCGGAGGTGAAAGTGCTGTATATGCATTGCTGCAGAGAGTGCTGAATGATCCTGAGGTTAATGAAAAAGTTGAATATATGAGGCAAATTTTGACATCGGTGTTTGGGTTGGAGCCCTTCAAGGTTGGGCAGCTTAATGCTAATCAGATGATTAACTTATTAAAGATCTATAAGTCTGTTATTTATATGACTGTTAATCCCCGTTATGGCGCTACAGGTCCTTTGGTAACAGAGGCAATGAACAGTAGTGAAGCGCTTAGTTCTCCTTCGTCGCCATTGGTATGGAAGATCGGCTCGCCTCATGTTATATCTGCAATGTTGGATATGGAGGATGTCTTTGGTGAGGTGACTGTTGAAGGATTGTGGGAATCGGTGGAAGATGCATTGTGGAGTAAGGAGGTGCCGGGCTTAGACATTGCACCCATCGTAGAGCATGACTTAGGTTATACGGGTTATGGGTATGTAATATCTGATAAAACATTTGATGTTTTTATAAGGTATGGTGCCGATGGATCAAGTATTACGGACCATACAGTTGAGGTTATTAATGATGTCCATCTTGTATCAAGTGGTAAGAGCATCAATGTTGGTTCACCTGATCTTGTTGTTGAGGTTTTGGAGTTCATAGCGCGTACTAATAATCGGCGGCTTAATATCTACCAGCATAAACAGGTATCAGAGACGGATGAGCTTATTTCACCCCAAGTTGTTGATAGTAAGCCTACTAAGCCTAAACGTACATACCAAGCACAGGCGCAGACATTGGAGAGAAAAGTGTCTGAAAAGCATGATGAAGAATGCAATGTGTATTTATGTGGTAAGTGTGATACTGGAGAAATCATACGTGTAAAGGTTGTTGGTGGTAAGTATGAGATGCAAACACGTTTTGATATCCTTTTATCTAATACGGGGTTAAAGGTTGAAATGGCTGGATACCAGTATGGGCAATTAGGGCCTTTATATCTGTATAAAGAGATTGTAAATACTTATGATGTAGAGAGAACTGTTGATACTTTATTGCAGAATATTGCATCTGTATCTGCATCATATAAAGTAGAAAATGGGGTCTTCCCATTGGAAAGAGATATTTTATTACAGGCATGGGGGGCTGATTATGATCAGAATGAATATTGTCCATTTGGTTCATTGGAAGAAGTTGTTACTAATTTGCTTCCTGATTTTTGTTTGCATTATATAAATGCACTAATGAGATATAATGTACCACCTGATACCATTATAGCTGATATAAAAGCAGGTATAGATTTGGCAATGGGACGAGTGGGATTTACCTATGTAGAGTTTCCAATTGCAATTGCATTACCGGGTCATGAATCTGATTTCCTGTCAAGTATTTCAAAGTACATGCGGGGAGTCCCTGATACTACATATGATATTTATGATGGCCTAAATATCAATATAGTAAAGGCTGTTTTATTACTAGAACATATGGGGGTGCATGGTAAAATTATGGAGATACCATTATATTTTGTGACGGTTAATTTAGGGTTGCGCCATTCTTTGGATGTATTTAAAAATAAGCTTGACACATGGACATTCCATCATTATTATTATTGATGTTAAATCTTAACAAAGGGGTGGTATATGGATCCCAAAGAGTATAAACAGCAGCATGGTGTTGATATTTTTGCGGTTGGTTGTAATGTTCTGAAAAATACTTATAAGGCATATTTCCCTATTATGTCTGTTGCTGATCTTACGACTGATGTTACATATAATGACCCTGCGCGGGTTCATCTATTAAATGTTGTACGAAACCTTGTTGAAAAGATAAGTTTAGGAACGATGACTGATGATGATTTAGTTGCTGTTATGGGTGGTTGCATTCATCTTGAAAAGAATATGCAACCTATTGATCCGATGTCTGTAGAGAATGCTATAGCTAAGCTCTTAGCTGAACGGTGGGTTACTGCAATGGGGTTCTTTGATACACCGCGGGTTTATGTTGCTGAAGTAGATGGGCAAACATGCGATGTTGTTGAAACTGTTTATGCAGGTAAGGTTTATAAAATTTATCTAAAACCCATATCAGGTGACAATGATCCCCGTATTGAGCATGTATTGAAGGTATTGGGTAGAGAGTATACGATTGATCAGACATATGATGTATTTAGAAGTTCAGTTGTAAAGGTTGAAGCCGCGCCATTTGGACAGCTGTCATTTGAGGATGTTGAACTTAATGATAAAGTGCTTTTTGCAAGTGCTGTTATGGCATGGATTGAGAATACAGGTAGCGTTGAATATGATTATGAAATTATATAATGGAACTTATACGCATCAAGTATGGGGATACCACCTATGAATTTAATTATCCCACCCTATTTGATTACTACTTGTTTATTGATGGTCAAAAAGTTCGGGTATTTGATCGCCTCGCATTAAGGGATTATAATATTACATCAATTAAGAAGGCGCGCATTATAACCATCCTCTTTCGCCACTTCCCTGCCTTTGCTACTGAGGATGAGGTATTTTCCAATATACCGGATGCTGGTGGTTTAATTTATTTGATGCAAGTGTTTGGATATAAACCTCATGAATTATTGCAGTTAAATCCTTATGAGCTTGATTTTGCGGTAAGGTTGGCTGAGTATATAAATAATCCAAAACCAGACAATGACAGTAGTCCGCAGGAATAAGCCCTTTCTTTTCCAGAGTGATTTAGCACGCATACGTACAGATGAGACATTGCGCAGTCGTTATGGGTGGGGTCGTACACTTTTGCGTTTTGGAGTGGCGATGGCTTCCTTTGCTGTTTTATCTTATGGTGCGCGTTCATTATCCCGTGCGTGGCGTGCGTTGGCTACATCTGGAGCATTATCGAGGAAGTTTGTTGAAGGCGTTAAGGCAGTAAAGAAGTTAGGGCTTGAACAGGGTAATTTACTTGATGTGATATTATCAGTATCTAGGCGTGCGCGTCGGGTTGCTTATAAATATGTCAAATGGTCACAAGATTATAGAGATGCGTCGCGGCTTCTGCATTTTGGTAAGGCATTAAGGAAAATATGGAGCGGTGGTAAAGCATCATTAAAGGGGTTTAGGAAGGCGCGTGAGGCTTATCGGCGGGTTGGGTTACGGGGTGCGTTGTTTGGTGCTTTTTTGCGTGGTGCAGAAAGAGGTGTTGGATTTGCGATTTTATCTTCGGCTGCTGATGCATTAACACATTCGTTTATAACACCTGCGGATAGAGAGAAGACAAGAAAGTATGGTCCTGTTGCTCGTGTGAAGCGTTTTTTCACCGATGTTGTCCTATTTAGTGGATTACAAGGACTTTGGGGTGTATCAAAAGTTACCTTTCCTACCTATATACATAGGTATAGCCCGCAGATACAGCGTTTTCTTACCCGCATTGGGGCACCTACATACATAGCTAAATTTTATGGTTGGAGGCGCCGCTTCTATGATTATCTAATCCGCGCTATAGAATATAAGCAGAAGTTTACTCAGAAATTGCAGGGTGCTAATATATGGCAGCACATAAAGCAGCAGATGAAGGAGCATCCGGGGTTGGGTGCTGTTGCAACCTATTTGCGGGAGCAGATAAGGGAAGCTCATCTACATGCTAAGAAATCGTTTAGGAGGCCGGGTGGATTCCCACCAAGGAGTGGTTATGATACGGTTATAACGATGATGAATTATGCGAAGGAGGTTAATGTTAAGGATCCTAAATTTGCAGCGGAGATTGCAGCTCAAGCTGTTGGACGTTATAAGGGTGTGAGTAAGTGGCGGCGGCTTCTTAATATTGAACGTGAGAGGTTGACTAAGAAGCAGGCTGTTGCTTTCAGGGAGATGCTTGAGAAAATGGGGTTTAGCAAGTCATGGATCGAGACATTAAAGGGGGAGGAACGCAAGTTTTATGAGAATCTGTATTACCGTGTGATGAGGGGACCATTGTTCCATGGTCCTGGATGGTTTGAGGTTGCTGGTCAAAAGTTTTCGCAGTATGAGACACGTTATTTTGTAAAAAGAATTCTCCAGAATCTATATGCTGGTCGATGGAGGGGGGTTACACGCATTTTGGCTTCTGCAGCAGGCTTAGAC